GAGATACAGGGCCTACAGGCTATACTGGTTACACTGGTAGTAAAGGAGATACAGGGCCTACCGGATACACTGGTTACACTGGTTACACTGGTTACACTGGTAGTAAAGGAGATACAGGACCTACCGGATACACTGGTTACACTGGTAGTAAAGGAGATACAGGGCCTACCGGATACACTGGTTACACTGGTAGTAAAGGAGATACAGGGCCTACCGGATACACTGGTTACACTGGTAGTAAAGGAGATACAGGGCCTACAGGCTATACCGGACACACTGGTGTAACAGGACACACGGGTTATACAGGTTTCACAGGATTCACAGGTTTCACCGGACATACTGGTGTAACAGGACCTACTGGTTATACCGGTTTTACTGGTTATACGGGTTATACAGGTGTAACAGGACACACGGGTTATACAGGCTTCACAGGTTTTACAGGACCTACTGGTCCAACCCTTTGGGATCTTGATGTAAGTACAGGTGATATAAGTTACAAAGGTAATGTCTCGATAACAGGTAGTAATTTATGTATTAAAAACGGTGAAAATTCTGCTGGTACTTTAAGATTGTACGAAATAGATAATAGTCCTCCAAATACTAGTGGTTATTTAGATTTAGTAGCACCTGCAATATCAACTAGCATCTATCCAAATCGCAATATAATTCTTACATTACCTAATACAAATACGCATATAATAGGTAATAATACATCTGATGAATTGTTTAATAAAAGTATTGGCGATATGATAACTTTAAAGGATAACTGTATTATTGAAAGTATCCAAAATCCTCAAACAACTCCTTATATAAAGTTTAAACAAGGTTCAAATGCTTTATCATTATTTAGTCCCAACTTGGCTACTTATGGCAATCCTAATTATTCAGTTACTTTACCTTCAGTTGCTGGTAATATAATAACTGACACTTCTTTAACTACAGAAAAAGCATTCGGGACAACTTTGGGAAGAGATGCCGAAGATATTTTAAATTTAGGCACTGGAGGTATTGAAATAGGTCATAATCGTGGGACAACTACAAATTTAGACGGTTATGAAATAAATATAGGAAAGTTAGTAGAATCAGGTGGCAATGCTGCAGCTAGCGCCGCAATTATGGGAGCAAGTTTAATTAATTTACAAGCAAGTCAGTATGAAAATCAGAATCCTATAATAAATATAAAGGCAGAGGCAGCATCGGTTGGAGACACGCTTATATTACAAACAGGGGCGGAAGTAAATATTTCTGCTATTAAAGGTGGTACTGGAACACAAACAGCAAACATAAATATGATCGCTAGTAGTGAAATTATTATGAATAGTAATTTTAAAGTTAATGCTTCTGGTCAAATTACTTCATTAGGTGGTCTAAATTCTGATGAGTATGCTAAATTTACTAGTACTGGATTAGTAGGTAGGACTACTACTGAGGTTAAGAGTGATTTATTATTAAACAATGTAGAGAATACTGCTTTATCAACTTGGACGGGAAGTGCAAATATAACAAAATTAGGAGGTATAGCAGTATTAGGAACTATTTCAACTCCATTGGTAACAACAAGTAGTTTACAATCAACATTAGGATTGGTATCTGGCAGTGGTGATTACATAAAATACCAGGCGTATTCAGGCACAAAACCATTAGAAGTTTACTCTCCATTAAGTTCTTCGTCTCCTACGACTACATATCATATGGCATTTAGACACAGTGGAACTGGAACTGAATATCCTCTATTAAAACAAGACACTAATTTTAGTTTAGGGTTTCACTGGAATGGAAGAGGTGATAGATTTACTTTTTCAAAAAACGGAGAATTAACATGTTATGCTGATAAAGTAACTGGATTTGATATATTAGATTTATCTGCACCATTAATAGGAAATACTAATAAAGTACAAATGTTGTTAGGTAAGGCAAATTCTACTAAAAATAATGCAAAAATAGGTTATTATCATGATAGCGATGGTAGTAACTCTAATTATTTACAATTAGGTCTTAATAGTTTAGAAGATACTATAAAAATCACAGGAAGCAGAGAAGTTTATGTAAAAGATAGTTTATATGCTAAACATTATAGAATAAGTGAAACTGGTGGATATTTTGAAACTTACTCCGACCAATTAATGTATTTTGGAACGGTAGATAATGATGGAGATACCTATTTTTATTATAACAATAGTCTGAACAAAATTATATCAAGTGGAACTTGGTCCAGTTGGAGTGATAGTAGATTAAAAACACATGTTGAAACTGGTGATGCAGTAGAAAAGGAAATGGAAGATTATTTTGATAAAATAGATATAAATAAATATGGTTATGTTGAGCAATTTGCGGGCAGTAAAGGCACAACAACTGAAACGAGGTCTTTTGGTTTTATAGCACAACAAGTTCAACAAGTTTATTCAGAAGGTGTAGGAAATGCTGGTACTTCTGTTTTCCCATCTGAAAGATCTACTGCTACTAATAAAATACAATTGGATGATGCATTAACAGTTGATAAAGAAAAGGTTAATATATTATTATGGGGCAAGGTAAAACAGATGGATAAAGTAATAAAACAACAACAAGAGCAAATAAATTTATTATTATCTAAAGTTAATATATAAATGGTAGCATAAGTTTAACAAGAAAGGTGCTTATAAAACTAATCCACAATCAGTAAGACCTAATGTAAAATCACCAGAGCAATGGGCGTATACAAACGTTTATGCTACAGTAAAATAGAAAAAGTTCATTTATTATATTTATATAATAAATGACTTCTACATGGGATAAATATCATGAAAAATTAATTAGAAAATGGGCAGAAATGGCTAAAACTTATTCAATAATGCATTCTTTATGTGCACAATATTATTCTAAATGGCATAAAAGATTAGGTGTTCCTGTAGTATTACTGGGAGGAATAGCTGCTTCTTCTATATTTTCTAATAATCATAATGATCCTGAGGACACTGAATTTTGGAACTACATTAATGGGGGAATAACTTTATTAATGACTGGTCTAGCTGGTATAACTAACTTTTTGAGCTTAGAAGAGAAGACGTCAAAACATCAAAATGCTTCATATAAATATGTTAAAATAGGTTTAGATATTGATACATTATTAAGTTTTTCCCGTGATCAACGTTCTATTTCACCAGAAGAATTCATGCAATCTAAAAAAGCGCAAATATTAGAAATCAGAGAAAATGTACCTGAAATCTTAACTTGGGTTATGTCTGAGTATTTAAATAAATTTAATCATTCTTTAATTGATACTTCTTCAAGTATAAATAAAAAAAATATTTTATATCCTAAAGGAAATACAGAAACTACACCTTCTAGAGATGAATCAAAAGTTGATTCTCTTAGTGATATCTCATCCAGAGATAAGGATGTTGTAGATTCTTTAGAAGAAATTTCAAAAGAACTTGGATTTAATGATGATGAAAATAGTTTGGAAAATGAACTTAAAAAAGTGAAAATGGCTTGTGGAGACAAAATTCTATCAGATTTTAATGATGAAGGTACAGATAAAGTTTACAAAGCTTGTGCTCAATTAAAATCTTTAAACAAAGTAATAAATTATTCATCTGACAGCGAAGAATCTATTAGTCCAAAAGAGCAAGTTTAATCAATACATGTAGTAATTTTATGTTCATTCCAACATTTCCAACACATAGATTGATATTTTTCTTCTCTTCCTAAATCAATACTTTCATCACCATTACATATTATTTCTTTAGTATTGTCTTTTAGTATATATTTGGCATTGATAATTGATTTCTTTTCTACACAATTAACACAAACCGTTTTAATTTCTTCAATAGTATCTGCAATCTCCATTAATCTCTTTGAACCTACAAATAGTTTGGATTTATAATCTGTACGTAAACCATAACAGATAACAGGAGTTGTTAACGTTAGTTCTCTTAAATTATCTATATTTCGTTCTGATAAAAATTGTGCTTCATCAACTAAAACACAACTTATTTCAGAATTTAGTTTATCTATTATAGTATGTTCATCAAGTAAGATATCAACCTCTAAATCTCCTAAAGCTCTAGAATTTACATGTTCAGTTCTGGAATCTAAACATGGTTTTATAATACATACTTTTTTTCATAAAGATTTATAATTATAAGCAGTCATTATGAGGTTTGCTGTTTTAGAACTGTTCATAGTTCCGTAACGAAAGTAGAGTTTAGGCATTTTCTTTTTTTGAAAAATTATATTTTATAAATTCAAATTGATTTATAAACCAATAAAATGATAAGCTGTAAAATTGGAATAATTTCTTATTCTTATAAAAATCCTGAAGATACTATTTTATTAGGGGTTATCAATGAGAAAAATAAACAAGATATATATAAAATTTACCAATATCTGAAATATTTATCTCCATTTATAGTAAAAATTAAATCAGATAGAATTACTATTGATAATTTTGGGGAACTTTTAAGTTTTATGAAGTTTTTTAATATAAAACTTAAACCAGAATTAAATTGTGATTATAAAAAAAGGTACTATAAATTTCGCTGTCCTGTACTTTATGATTTATCTTGTAAATGTAATTTATTTGATAAGACATCCCCTAAAAATTTTTTAAGTTTATTTAATACTTATACGAAAACTAAACTATTTATAGTTTTACCTGTAAATGATGTTATTATAAGAGGAAAAATACTAGAAAACTGTAGTTACATTCCCTTAGATAATAATTCTTACTTTTTAAGTATTGGTGATAAAAGATTATTTAATACATGTTCTTCTGCATTATTAAATAAACGTTATTTATTAACATTGGGAATCAAACAAGATAATATTTACCAACTTAACTGTTCGGAAGAGTTTCCAGATATGTTTATTGACATTATAGATTATGCTAAATTATTAGAATTTCAAGAGTATGATTTAATATTTCTTTTGCCTAATGAGCAAAGTAAACAAATGTTAGAGCATTCTAGAAATTTACTAAGGTTAGGTATAATTAATAGTAAAATTAAAATTAGTTTTGTTTGTGAATAATTTTCTATATAAGAAAAATTTATTATTATAATAATAATAAATGCCTCCAAAAAAGAAAAATACAGCTCATGAGCAACAAAAACTGAGGGACAAGAGGAAAAAAGAAGCTGAAAAAAAAGCAAAAGATACCCTTATAAAACGGTTAGTACCAAAACCACATTTTTTACCTCCTGCACCCAAAGCACCAGATATTTTACGTACTGGTGCAGAAGAAACAAAAATGAGAGAAATCTTTAAACTTATTAATGAAACTCCTATAGCAGATATAGATAATTTTTTTGATGATTTTGTTATGAAACAAAATCTTGATAAATCCCAAAAAAGGTTTTTACGTTCATTTCAACTCAGTTTACCTACAAATTTATATAAAGTTTTTGCACAAGAATATTTAGCTTCAAATATGTCATATAAAAAAACTTGGGATTATTTTGTTAGAGACCCTGACAATATAGCAGCAATACAAGCAAAACAGGATAAAGAAGAAGAAGAACAAACAATGAAAGATAGAATGGTTGATATATTTGGTGAATCATCAGATGATGAAGATGAAGAAGAAGATAAGGAGGAAGATAAGGGCGAAATGCTTGGTCCAATTGTGGATCCAGCTAATAGAACAGGCAGGAAAACCAAACTTGTATGGAAAGATGATGAAGGGTGGATCACCGCAGATATACCAAAAGATAACAAAACAAAATATTATAGTGCAATTGATGATACTTGTATTAAAGAATTTACTAATTATCCATGGGTTAGTTCAGACGCAAAGGTAAAATCGGTTTTTATAAGGTCAATAGAAGAAACTGATATTAGTCCTTATATTTCGGATAACCAGATTAGTTTTAAATCTATTACATATTACAAAACTAATAGAGAATTTAAGAATTTATTATGTCAGAGATTTTTCAAACAAGAGCAAGAAGGAAATGTTTTAGTTTTAACATCAAAACAAGAACTAGAAAATATTAAACTTAAATTTGAAGTTTTATTTATGTTGAATAAACCAAAAAATAAGCTTATTATACAAGATGAGGCAATAATGGATGCTCAAAAAAATTATTTTCGGCAACTTAGATTAACAAGAGAAGATAAGATTGCTCAGATTAGATTAAGACCTATAAATGAAGAAGTTAAAGAGATAGGGATGAAGTATTTATCGGAAAAATTACATAAGGTAGCACCAGGTGTCTTAGATTACGGAATTTTTAAGATTGATTCAATTAAATATGACACAGATTTTATAAAACAAATTATTTTAAAAATAACTAAAACTTGTCATAATATTGAGTGTTTTTTTGATAGAATAGCCGAAATTGTGGTTTACTTAAATATAGAAAATATTGGTCAAGGTATATACAGAAAAAGAATTAAACAAGAATACTATACACCAGATGTTTTAGTAGACTTAACCCATAAAGAAAAACTTCCTGAATTTTTTATACATGGAGTAAGTATCGATCCTGAACAATCTGCCCAAATCAATAAAATAATAGAAGTAAAAAAGATTGAAATAGTACAACAACTACTCTCAGATGTTTATAATTTAGAGAGTCCTGGGGAGCGTAAACCTACTAGATCAAGTTATGGTATAGTATCATTAGATAATGAGAAATTTAAAACTGATTGGAAAGTTTATTGCTCTCACCCAGAAGACGTGAAAGATGTAGATGACGAAGATATTATTCATTACTTTGATAATGAGGATGGTAAAATTTATTGTTTTGATATCAGAGACATTATGATGTTTGTATACGAAACAGGACGATTCAAAAATCCAAGAACACAAAGATACGTGTCTCAAGCTTTTATAGAGCAAATTCAATCTACTTTTCATATAAAACCGAAAGAAGAAGTATCTGACAAAAAACATGAAGATGACTACTCATCGGATGAACAACTATTATCAGAAAAACCCTTAGCAAAAGGACTTTTAGAATTAATTATAAAAAATATTGAAGATTGTGAAAACGAAATTAAGGAAGAAAATTTAAATTCACAAGGTAAATGTCATTCACATGATGGGGCGGATGAAAGTGAAAGTGAAAGTGAAAGTGAAAGTGATGATGATAAAGATGGATCTTCAAGTAAAGAACCTTTATTACAAGAAGATAAACCAGAAAGTGTACCCACCCATTGGGAAGAAGATGTTTTGTCAACTCCTGAGGAAAAAGAAATAATAGCGTTAAAAACTAAATTTGGTGATAAACCACCTCAAGAAAAATTTTATCAAACAATATGTCATGCATTTAAAGATGTTTTGGCTGATGGAGGTAGCACTTGTATTGATGGTAAAAATACCCAAAATATGGAGCTTTTTTTAAGAATGGATATCAATGATATTAGAGATAAATTAAATTTATATAAGGTTAAATATAGTGAAACAGATGATAATAAAAAACTTTTACGAAAATTTGTTAAACATATAGATAACTACCAGATTGGTAACTTCCAGACATCTCAAGGATTTTGCCCAGAACAAGGTGATGGAAAAATGTGTGCTAATCCAGAATGCGGAAAAATTATTTCTGATAATAAATCTTCTAAGATAGCCCGTACATATTTTACCAAAAATGGTAAACATTACTTAACATCTTTTTGTTGTAGTCAATGTGTAAGTGAAACTAAGTTTGGATCGGTAAAGCAATCCAAGGCAGGAGGTAGGAATGGTGCTAAGGAAAGGAATAAATAATTAATTAAAGTATTTTTTTACTAAGTAAAAAAATACTTAAGTTTAAGTTAAACTATTTAAAGTATCTTAATTCAAAAATATAATGCAAGAAGAAATCAAGATACAAATATCTTCTCCACTTTTCGGAGGATATTGTGTATTACTACCAGAAATAGTTATAAATGATATGACAAACGAAAATATAGTTGATTATATTATCGATAACCTTTATTCTTTATTAACTAGTAATAATTTAGAAGAACTATTATTATTAGCTAAACAAAAAAATTGGCATATACACGATGAAAGAATAAAAAGTGATGGAATAATATATGTTTGCAGTTGTTAATTTTTTATAAAAATATATTATAATAATAAATGATTATAGGATTAACACTTTTAGCTAAAGCAAATCAGTCAAAAATTAAAGAAAAATATTCTAGTATGAAATCAGCTAAAGCTGGGGGTGCTTTAGCTACTGATACATTTTTAAGTATTGTTGGTATAATATTTTTATTATTAGAGTTAGTTTTAATATTCTTTAATATTAGTATTGTATTGAAATGTACTAAAGCTGGTGCAGAAAGAATGGTACATATGCTTTTAGCAATAATTATACCTGTCCCATATATGTTTGGTAATATTTTGTTTAAAAAATGCGCTACTGATATTTTACAAAGTAATAAATTATTTTAAGAAAAAAACGTTCATTCATAAAAATATGGACTATAAAAAATTAGAAAATTTAAAATATCCAGAACTTAAAAATATAGCTATAGAAATAGGAATACCTGTTAGAAGAAGTAAAATTGAACTATATTCTGATATTAAAAAAGCTTTTAAAGAGTATGAAAGTTACAAAACATGTAAATTAGATAAATACAAAAAAAAATGTAGATTAGGAGAAAGGAGTAAGGAAACTATTACTTATCTTGTTGTTACTAATCAAGAACAAGAATATGCGATGAAATCTTATAGGAAGAATAAATCTTCTGTAAACTTAAAGAAAGAAGCTGAGTTTCAAAAAACTTGTTACGATGTAGGTATTTCACCAAAGCTGATTGATATAGATACTGTTTCTAAGTATATAGTAATGGAAAAATTAGAAACTCATCTAGACAAACAGATAGAAAATCAAAATTATATGTTAACACGTGAACAACAAAGGCAAATAATAAATATATATAGAAAATTAGATTTGATTAAGATTTATCATGGTGATGTAAATCTTAAAAATTTTATGTTGGATAAAAAAGGTAAAATATTTATTATTGATTTCGGGGATAGCAAGGAAATAACAAATAATTTTTGTACAAAGTTAGGGACAATAACTCCTAATTTACATATTATGACATTAGGATTAGCTTTAAATTTAAAAAAAATAGGATGTTCAGAATCTTCTTATGATTATCTTTTGAAATATATACCCGAAGAACAGTTAATCCATTTTAAAATTACCAAGTCTAAAAAAATATTCTAATTATAAAATGGGTAAAAATTTTTGGAATAAAAATTGGGGAAAAGAACACATATGTGGTATTTCTCATACTAGACTTAGACCTGGTAAAAATTCTAAAGGTGTATATTTTACTACAACTTTAAAGTGCGGACATAGATTCTGTACATATCCTCTTTTAAACTGGATTAAAAATAATAATGGATTATCTGCTACCTGTCCTATATGTAGGAATAAATTTAATTTAATAGATATAATCAAGTAAAGTTATAATAATATTATTATAACTTAAAATTCGTCTTCATAACAATTACTAGGTGGTTCTTCCGTTGAATAAATAAAAAGAGCTGTCTTTCCGAAACTTAATTTTGTATTCCAACCTAAGTCACTTAACTCACTTCTTACAATTGATAGCATAGACATAATAGTTTCGGTAGAAAGATTAAAACAAGTTTTAAATTTTTCTAAATCAAAGTAAGATTCTTCATTACCTTTTAATACGTTTTCAGTAATTTCACGTCTTAAATATGCTAAATTACGGTCGAAAAGAAATTTAGGGAAATTAGATATATTGTTTACATTAATTTTTTTTGGAAATTCCTTCATTTTATACTAGTTGTATATTCTTTAATACAAACATATTATTTATTTTAATACCAGACTTTTTACTCTTCCTCCATGCTCTAAATAAATACCTCTCCTTGTTAACCAATGTTTAAGCAATATATTATTATCATCAACTAGGTCTACAACAATAGGAACTCCTTCTTTAGTCCTAAAAATTCTACCTAAATATTGAATAAAGTATTCCTCTACATCAGCTGCTAGCAACAAGGCATCTAATTTTTTGTGATCAAACCCAGTCCCAACTTTAGAGTTAGTTCCAATCAAAATTCTTGCTTCACTATCAAACTCTTGATTACTACCCAACAATGAAGTGACCTTTTCATTCTCTTGTTTTAATCTTTCTATTAGATATTCTCCTTGAGAAATTCTTTTAGTTAAAACTAGAAAATTCCTATCATTAAAATATTTTAAAATATCTATTATTAATTCATTTCGTTCTTCATCATTAGCTTGCGAATCTAGAATTGAACCCCAATTAACTTTATTATTTGTTGTGTACTCAATAGTGGGTTTAAATCCTGTTTCTACTTTATATACAATATGCTCTCTTTGTAATTTTCTGATAATTTTATCATCGCCAAAATAGAAGTTTAATAATGAATTCAAACCATCTGGACGGTAAGGAGTTGCTGTTAATCCTAATAAATACCTTGGTTGAACATATTGTAAAGATTTAGATAAAGTTTCAGCCATAATTAGATGGGCTTCATCTACAATTACTAAACCAATATCATTGAAAAAATCTTTACCCATTTTTTCTATATTTTGAGCATTCATAATATAAAAATCAGCATCTTCTTTAGTTGACTTTACCGTTAATTTTTGAATAATTACATTATCAGAACAGAATGTTTTAATAGATTCTTCCCATTGTTTTATAAGAATAATTTTATTTACTACAATCAGTGTTTTAAATTTAATCTTACAGGCAAGATATATAGCACTAATAGTTTTACCGAATCCTGTATAACAAGATATAATTACGCTACCTTTTTTAGATAAAATTTTTGTAGCTTCAGATACTACTACTTCTTGTTCTTCTCTCAAAGAGGTGTTAAAATCAATTTCTATTTTACCAAATAATTCTCTATGGGGTCTTTTAATTTGGATTTGACGAGCAGCATAAGAAAATGGTAGTATTATATCATCATCAATAACTTTATATGGTATAATATATCTAGGTTGTGGACAAAATTTATTTTCTATTTTAATTTCTAATTCTTTATCAATTTGTAGTCTTTTTTCGTAAGGAATTTTATCTAAATTTATTTTAATTGACATTTAGATATATATATTAATTTCTTAAACAAAATTATCCATAAATTCTAGAAATGATGGATTTTCTTGACTTCTTTTTAAAAAGATTAACAAAAAATATTATTAGCCAACATAGCAAAACTATACCAGTTATAACTGAAATTACTATAATAACATATTTAAGTAATTTCATATAATTTCCTTTTGATTGACTATCAGTTGATTTTTTATTATCTTTGGGAACAGCTATCGGATTACCTTTGGTATTCTTATTTTCTTTTTCATAAAAAGAGCGTGGATGTAACAAAGCTGTAGACTCAGTTACATTGGGTATTTGAGGTAATTTAACAGATTTTGGTTTTTCTTTTGCTTTAACTAATATCATTCCTCCTATTCTAGCTTTTTGACCAGTTTTCATAGTAAATACAGTTTGTTTATCGAATTGGGAAACCTTATTAAATGGGTACATAGCCATCCTAAACATACCTTTATCACCCCACTTATCAGTCCAAGAATTTTTACATACCCAATAAGGAACTATTTTTTTGGTTCCTTTATTATCTATTACTATTTCTTTTTTACTCTCCCCCCATCCTATTATTGAAATAGCGTGAGAACCTACATAATTCTCAGCAGTTGTATAATTATCAGTAAATATTATTTTATCATCTTTATATATTCCATTTTCTAAGTAAATACCTTCTTGGCTATTATTTATGTTAGCAAATGTACCATGCATAAAATTTTTAAAAACCAAAAAACCACCTAATACAGGTCCATAAGTTTTAATGTGTGTCTTTGTAACTAATCTAAAATGTTCTATATCATCATCATTCTTTATTGATAAATTCTGAGGTTGTTCAATTTTATATAATAAATGTTCATTTTTACTATCATAACATCCACAAGCTGGAATTAAAGAAGAAAGATTTTTTTCAGACTCTTTAAAATGTTTAGTTGCTTTTCCATTACAACCATTATTTAGGGCACACCATGAATAATCTACACAAGAATTAGATGTGATACCTGTTTTAGAAATCTGATTTAATAACATAGCTGGATTACCTCCTTTACATTGGTCTTGTTTATAACATGCTAAGCTCCAAGTTGTAGATAAGTCTGGTGTATAATTTACTGTTCCTGAAATTACATGATTATCGCCAACTATTCCAGCGCTTGCTATAGCCCAACAAGAACCACATAACATTTGATTACCTGAGCCTGATAAATATTTAGATTTTTCTCCACCATCATCATGCCAATTAAAATTTTTGGGTAAATTTAAATTTTGAAGAGCAGATAAACCTGGTTGGGTTTGCATGTCTACAGGGGCTAATGACGAGAAATCAATCTCTGTATTAAATACAATATTAATTGGACTTATTGGATTATTAGATAAATCATGTTGAGCAGTTGTAGGAGAATTTCCAGTTGAGTTGTGTAAAACCTGATTTTTAAATTTGTCAAGATAATTACTTAAGTTAATATTCATTTTATTAATACAAAAGTATTAATAATATTATTTGAATTCATTATCATCTTCTAATAAAGGTAGAGATTTATTTTTAAGTATACATACATAAATATACCACCCTAGAATGAGAAATTTCATAAAATCTTCTTCATTTATTTCATAATCAGTTTCATCTGTAGTATTATTACCATCAGCTATAGCTTGTTCTTGAAATTTGTAAGCCATAAAAAATTCACCAATTCGTTGTAATTGCTGCGGTAAAAGTTTTTTTTCTTCAATAGACATAGCTAAATTTCTAAGAAAACTAATCATTTTTTCATCCCCTTGTTCGTCCAAGTTATTCATTTTACTAATATTTTTATATCTTTAACTAGTGAATAATAACTGTTGCCATGTAGAGTACTGAGTTTCTTGTGATTCTTTACTTTCTTCCTTAATTTCTTCTGTATCAGCAGTTTCCTCTTTCTCAGATTCTTCCTTTACAATAGTACTTTCATATATAGTAAATATATTTAGAGTATGTATAATTCTTTCATAAGAAATTAGGAAATATTTGTGCTTAACACTAATTGTAATCTGATCTTCGTTTTTACCTTCGTAAATATATAAATTACTATCGAAAAAATCTCTTTTGATTTCACGTGCAACTTCCCACATAATATTTCTGGCTGTCTCTAAGTCATCAGAATAAAAAACTGGTCTATTACTAATCATAATTACATATTTCTTAGACTTTGTATTAAATGAATAACGACAAGCTGGTTCTAGTTCATTTTCTGACTCAGAATCATAGTCAGTATCTGATCCAGATTCTTTATTGCCGTGGTTAGATGTAGAATTATCATCTAAGGTATTCTTATTCGTTTCTTCAACGGTGGGGTTTTCTTCCTTAATATTTTCTGAGCAATTATTAACACTATCGGTCATTTTATATATACATATCTATATTTTAAATAACATATTAAATTAATAATATACTTAAAGTTTAGTAATTTCCGTATAAATGTCTTTTAACCGATTAAGTGATGTATCAGGAATAAGTAAAATTGTATCTTATTATGAACAATATAAAACTAAAAATTGGGAGGAGTGGTTATCATATGTTAATAACTTTAGTAAACCTGGTAAACAAGGTTTAGCAGGAATCTTTAAATTATCTCATCTTGATAGTAAAAAGAATAAATGTGTTTTTAAACTATCACAATATATTAATCATTTAGTATTACACGAAAGTACTGTGATGTCTGGATTAAATGAAATATCATCTTATTGTCCACATTTTTGTAAATTTGTGGGAATAATTAAAACAAAAACAGACCCTCAAAATAGGAAAAAAGGAAATCCCTTTTCATTAGAAACGGAATATCCAATTACACAGGAAGTATTATTATGTGAATATATTGAAAATAGTAATAAATTTTATTCATATATTAAATCATCAAATGATAAAATAAGAGAAGATATCTTATATTCAACTATTAAACAAGTTATTTTAGCATTAAGTGTAGCACAGCAAAAAAAGAAATTTACTCATTACGATTTACATTCCTTTAATATTATGATGAAAAAATGTAATAAAGATCTTGTTTTTGTTTATGTTACTAGTGAAGGAAATCAATTTGCTGTTCCAACTTATGGTCATTATCCTGTTATAATTGATTTTGGGTTTTCATATATTGAAAATTTAGACGATGGACCTTTATGGCCAAGTATGGGACATACAAATGTAGGATTTATGAGTGATAGATTTGACTGGGTTGCCGATCCTAAATTATTTTTGGTTACAGTTTCACACGAGATTAAAATGAAAAGAAATTCAAAAGAATCTCGTAAATTTAGACGTATAGTAAGAAATATTTTTCATCCTCTGACAATAGACTGGGAATCAGGTTGGGACGAAGGTATAGATTATGCTGCCAGTGATCACATTCTAGAACTAGTCTCTGATTATAATCCTTCTTCGATACTTTTTAAAGAATTTGAACACTATTGTATTGATATTTTATTATCATTAGTAATTTTACCAATTGAAGAGCAAGAATATAAAAGTATTCATATACATTACGAATTATTTATAAAAGAATTTTTGAAAATAGAAAACCAAATATCATCTCCTTTTTATAATTTATATATTTTAAAAGGTATTATAGATTCGATTAGATATATAATGGCAGCCTATCAGGATTCTACTACCAAAAATGACGCTTTAAAAACATTCAGAACAAGTGTACATAATAAAGTTAACGAAGTAGTCAATTTTGTTAAATTGACAGATATAAACTATGATATAATGGTGTCTTCAGCAATTGAGTTTGCAAAACAATCAGAAGGAGTTCTCAATGATGTTATTTCAGTAAGAATGAGTAAAAAAGAAAAAGAATATAATAAAATGCCTTTAAAATCTTGTGAACAGATTTATGGTGCCCTAGAAGTAAATTTACCATCAAAATATGTATATAATGAAAATACTAACATAGTTATATTAGATTGTGTAAATGAAAAATGTGATACGTTTAAAATACCAACTGAAGAAATATCTAATATAAATTCATTACATAACATTGCAAAAGGAACCTATATTTACGATTTATATCAAAATACTTAACTTAAATAAATATAATTATCTATTACCATGAAAAAAATTACAAACTTTTATACAAATTTACAACAGTTAGAAAATACGTACTTCACCAAATATAAAGATACAAATCCTTATAAAGTAGTTATAAGCACAGATGATATTCATATTTATAATAATTTCAGCATAGATAATGATGAAATTTGTAAATTTAATTCTATTAAAAAACTCTTCGTAGGCGAGTTATCAAAGAATAAAAAACAAAGAAAAATGTACAATGGAAATACAATATTAGTTGAAACTGAGGCACTAAATTATGTTTATATAGGAAATATTATTTATGTGTTTAAAACTAATTCACCAATTATATCTTATACATCAGATATTACAGATGATGGTGTTCCAATACCACATGCTTTAGATAAAGCAAATAAACTGTATTTATTTGATAATTCAACTATAAATAATAAAGAAAATATTATAAGTATAATACATAAAAACTTTTAATGCTTGTTTAAATTTATGTAAATTTTGTAAAAATTTACATAACTAATTAAAGTGAAGAATTTTTCTATTAATCCTCCCATATTAGGTTTCCGTCTGCATCCAATTCCAGATCATACTCTGGTTTACCAGTATGTTTATTTATATCTATTTCTTTTCGAGGTACTTGTATCATTTTTGGTTTTATTACAGGTTGGCCCCAATTATATACAGGTTGGTTATCTTTATCGTATACTTGTTCATATAGATATTCAATATATCCATCAACGTGTTGTTTATAGTCCTGTTCCCACTCATAACCTACAACCTTCAACCTAGGAACCCTTTTTGGTGTCCTTTGAATTGCAGTAAGTAACGCTAACATTTCTCGATGCAGGTTAGGTAAAACACGGTCATCTTCTTCTATCCAAATTTTAAAGTCATTCCAATCATTTTTGCCAATAGTTGGAAATGATTCTACCTTACCTGTATTTAAACAACATATTACATCATCTATTGCTTCTTCACTACTGTCCTGTTGACAATAGTTTCCTATCTTTGATTCATAGATTCTATCATCATCTGTAAATGATAATCGATTTTTAAGTATAGAAAAGAGTCCAGAATTGTTTAAAATTTTCGTAACTTGTAGAAAAATTTTACCATAATTTCTAGATACGTGTCCATAAACAATACATTCATTTTCGTATATATATTGAATCATTTTATATTTTTTATTAAAATCATCAAGAGTCTTCACATATTTTGTCATTTCATTTACTCTGTCTAATAAAAGAGTTAATTGTATTTCTGATACACCATTGTCTGCATATTTATGGTACTCCTTCTGGTATAGATATCTTCTAATATCATAATGTAAAAAGCAATCTACAACTCTTCTAAGAGGAGAAGTAAATTGACTATAACATTCTAAGTTTAGATCAAGATGTTTATCGCATGTTATAGAAAATTTAGCTGGTTTGTCGTCAGGTTGTATTCTGAAAAAAGTACATATATTTTCTGCATTTAGTTCCTTTGAAATCGTACTATTAGTGTGAATAGCAAATTGTTCAATCATAGATTTCATTAGAACAGTATTATTATTTTCCTTCTCAAGTACAATATGTCCTTCTTTTTTTACAAAAGTATGATCATAGGAAGGTAAATTTCTATCACCATCCCTACGTAACTTTTCAGATATATTATAAGCTAACAATAATGTATTTTCTATTTCCTTATTAGTAGATGCCTTGCTACCAAGGCAACTCATTTGTAAACTCTTATTTCTATCTCTTCTAGCAGCATTATTAAAAGCCTTCCCAGCGTTTGTATAAGTAAACATATGTCTTGCCCGTGGTCTAACCACAGACATAAATATATTAACAAATGTTAATTCAAAAGTATTGGGATCCACTAAATATCGAATACTTATAGCATGACGTATCTCATCTTCATCTTTACTAGGTTGAAGAGTGCACAGTTTCTCTAACCAATTTGGGAATAAAGATAATGGAGGTCGCTCTTCTGGGTATCTAGTTGTAATCATTCTGGTAGCAAAAGAAAATTCATTAGAATGTAGTGGCATATAATGGGTAGGATTGGCAATATGCATAATTAAATAGACATTTTCATCATCTCCTTTAAATAAAGAAAAAGCATCATCAGCATCAGTACACCCTTCTGGATCTATACTGTATATATCTAATTCTGACAAATTTACAATCGCTAAATCATTATAACATTCTTTTGGAAGAGAGTCACAAATATTGAGTCCTTCAAAATAAGTTAAGTCGAAAAGGGGAAGTATATTATGTACATAATTATCTTTAAAATTCAAGTAATCATCCATTTTTATTTATTTTAAAACAGTTATAAATTTTATTAGTATAATTCATAAAACTTTTTAAATTATATGAATAACCAATAAAGATATGTTCAACAACGAAGAACTTTTAGAATTATTATCTCACATAGATAGGTATAATAACGCACTATTTACTAGAACTAAGAATAGTTCATTTAGGTTCATAAAGTTGAAACTTATAGAGAAATTTCCAGATCTGTCTGATAATAAAATACAAGAAATTATTAATGATTTCTCCTTAAAGACCGGTGATTTTAAAAAATCATTATATTCATTGACTTCCGAAAATAACTTAGAAGAACAAGAGTTGTATAAAAAAATATCTAAACAAAATGATATTATGATTAGGCAACTAGATAGATTTAATAAAAAATATAAGTCTGACTACTCAACTCTAATACACGAATTTCCAAGATTTTCAGATGATTATAAATACAACGTAACTCTTTCCGATAGTAACAATTCATTATACAGTAAATATCCAAAATATTATCCATTGTCTATAAAAGAAGAAGAAGAAGATAATGATTATAGTATACCTGTTTCTCCACCAAGTTGGTTAATGAAAGATGAACAGATTTTTTACAAATCGCTTTCCAATGAAGATAAAAAAACTTTATTAATTAATTATGATTTAATTAAACTTTCTAATACATCCTTAGTGTCACCACTCAGATTCCAAGTTATCAATTCTTGTATACCTATAAAAACAAAAGTAGAAATTTTCAATAAATTACAATCTTCAGGTAGTTCTCTCTTAGGTGAAAACACTAAATATAATAATTTGGTTAAAGCAATTTTAACTATACCTTTTGAAAAATATACTCCCTTACCGGTAAATAAAAACAATATTTCAGATATTAATATTTATTTAACTAAATGTATGAATTTATTTGATGAAGAAGTGTATGGTCATCAAAAAATTAAAAACGAGTTTATTACTATGATAGGTTCTTGGATAACAGCTGGAGCAAGTACACAATTTGGAAACGTAATTGGTATAACTGGACCAATAGGAGTTGGTAAAACCACTTTAATTAAAGAAGGATTATCAAAAGCATTGAATAGACCATTTTATTTTATAAGTTTAGGTGGAACAAGTCATTCTAGTCTTTTACAAGGTCATAATTATACTTACGAGGGGAGTTCTTTTGGAGAAATAGCTAGAGGACTAATAGAAAGTGAATGTATGGATCCTATTTTTTATTTTGATGAATTAGATAAGGTTTCAACAGAATCAAGAGGAGAAGAAATAATACATAGTTTAATACACCTAACTGATCCTGCTCAAAATTCTGATTTTCACGATAGATATTTTTCTGGGATTGATTTAGATGTATCAAAAGCTTTATTCGTCTTTTCATATAATAATGCCCATAAAGTTAATCCAATTCTTAGAGATAGGATACATGAAATTATTCTTCCTGATTTTACATCTGACGAAAAAATAGATATAGCAAAATATTATATTTTACCAAAAATTTCAAAAGGAATGAATATAAACTATAATAATTTAATAAAATTTGATAAAAATACTTTAAATCATCTAATTAAGCTTGTCTCCGAAACTACAGGTATGCGAGCTTTAAAGTTAGTTTTGGTAAGACTATTACGTATATTTAATCTTATAAATATTACAGGAGGTTCCAAAGTATTAAATATAAATAAAAACCTAATAAAAGATTCACCTCCTTATACTATTACTGAAGATATAATAGAAGAAATATTTAATTTTTGTTACAAAGATTCATTGGAAAAAAATAATCCAAGTAATTCCTATATGTATTTATAAAGATAAATTAAATTCTTATATAATGCTTCCACTTGTTAGATCTTATAAAACTAGTTGTTTCGTCTGTAAAAATAGAACATCAGTAGACAAAAAAAACATAGAAAGAGTGATGTGTATATGTTGTCAATTACATTTACTAAGTAAAAGAAAACAAATACTTAAAATAAACTAATACAGTATCATAATAATAAATTTATGTGAAATTTAATTAAATTTCACATTAAAATATCTCAATAAAAATTACATATAAAGGCATTATAACTTTGAAAAACATGAGGTAAGTTTTTATTTAATTTAGCTCGTCCTTTAACACCAATACAATCATGTTTAATGTACTTTATTTTACAGTTTACTTCAATATAAGTGGTTTTGTATGAATTATCTTCTTCGTAAATACCTACACACAAAAACACTATCGCTTTATCATCGAATTTTTTCAAAGATGCTATTAAACCAGAAAAATAATAGACATTTTTGTCTTTTTCGTAAAAATATGTATTTGGATAAAAATCAATTTCTTTCATATCCCAATAACCAAATCTTCTAAGTTGCTCGTCAATTGATAAATTATTAAATTTATTACGTCTATTTTCAGCATAAATAGATACATCTTTATTACTCATAACAAAATTTTGAACATCAACACCCGCTAATCTTGCTTCGTATAAATGAACCCATTTTCTGTAAGAACTATGGCAATTTTTTAAAGTCGCTTCCCAAAATTTATTAGAGTTGTAATATTTTTCATAAGCAAGTTTATAAATGAGTTGAGCATACGAATACGCATGACTTTTACAGAAAGAATACCTTCTTAAACTCTCTACAGCATATTCAATATATTCCTTGTTTTCTTCACTAATATTAAGTAAATAAGAATTATATAATTCTTTAGTTGAATCATCCCATTTATTTTTATCTAAACATCTTCTAAATTTATCAGCTAAATCATTCGGAATGTCAAAAATAATTGATAAAACATCTATACCGTCATCATCAAAAATTATATATTCGCTCATATCTTCTACCATAAATTCTTCATCATCGTAATGTCTAGCTTCTCTAGCTGCTGGTCTGATAAGAGATAAACAAATAGCTAAATCTTTAATACTTTTTGGTTGAACTTTTAATAAAGCTTTTCTCATTAAAGGTGATTCAGCAAATGTAATTCCTATATTATTACCACTATTAAACACACTATACAGATTTTTGTCATATGGAGTATAACTAAAATCAATATCTCTTCCACGAATATAAATTAATTGAGATATAGCTCTACTAGATAAAATATCAATCTTAAAATTTTTACATGCTGCCACATCTCTTTTATCATAAACAATTTGACTTATAGTTTTTGAACTACCAGAATTCATCACTAGTTCTTCTGGTATACCATCTTCAAAAAATACAATACCACCGCAGTGCAACGAATAATGTCTAAAAGTATTATCTAATTCTTGTTGAATAAGCAGTACCTCTTTCTTTTTATCCGGTTCTAAATTTTTTACATAATCTTTAATGGCCTCTTTAGGAATTTGCTTATGTATATTAATCCTTCTCAAAGCCTCGCGTAATGCTGATTTCTCATGCCACATTACGTGATTACTAATTCTAGCAACCTGGTTAGGCCACTTAAGTTGTAATTTTAAAAAAACCTCATCACGAAGATTATGTGGAAAGTCTATATCAATATCAGGTAAGCTACTTCTATATTGATTAACAAATCTCTCAAATTTTATATCATACTCTATTGGATCTACATTACTTATACCTAATAAATAACACACTAGAGAAGAACCACACGATCCACGTGTAACGTGGGGTATATGATTTGTCATTTCTAGAATTTGCACAGCACGAAGTAAGTTACCCATCAGTTCTTTTTCATTAATAATTTTGAGTTCGTCTACTAATCTTTGTTTATACTCAGGTATGTCGGGACACTCGTAAATGAATTTATCCTCTAACTCTTTTATTGTATATTTATTAACAATTGGTTTAGATTTAGGTTCTGCTTTAATCATAGATAAATAATTAAGTATGAGTTTTTTGTTATTAATCTTATTTTTAGTATATCTGTATTCCCAAGGAAAATTATCTCTGCTATTTAGATAGAAGTTCATTCGGTCACAAATTTTTAGACAACTATTAGCTTTGAGATCAATTATAAGACCATAATTCTTTTTATTTAAAATATCTTTTCTCAGTACTCGTCCTAACGATTGAACAAATGTTTTAGGATTCCTATTTTCTACTTTATCTAAAAATATACAACAATCTAGATTTTTGATATCGCTACCTTCTCTATGTTTTGCTGCACAAAATAAAATACCTTTCTCATCTCTTGCTGAAAAATCTTCATATGAAGAAAAACCTAGATCATTTTCTTTACTTGTATCAATTGAAATTAAGTAATCCTCAAAATATTTTTGCCATAATTGAGCTATTTTTTCACATAAACTAATTATACCAGTCCAAACTATAATCTTTTTATAAGGTAATTTATCAATATCTTGTTTACAAATTTTAATTATCTCTACATCAGTTAATATTCCCTCGTAATTAATCCATTTTATAACTGGAGGTACAATAATATTATCCAAAAAAGCATCATAAATACTATAATTGCTCAATATATCATTAAAAGGTGGCAACTCTACAGTAGGAGTAGCTGAAAACCCTATACATCGAATACAGGAATTTTTTTCTAATATAAATTGATAAAAACTTTGAGTAGTTTTATTCGTAAAACTATGACATTCATCGTGAATTATCAAACCTAAATTAATGTTTAAGTTCTCGTATGCTTTTTTTGAAACCAAAAATGCTCTATTAATAATTATTAATAAAGGCTTTTCTGAATCAAGTTTATTTACCTGTTCAAACCATTTTTTAGGTTTTGTACTAGTATAATTTTTAATATTAAAAATTTCACTAAGATTATTGTATCCCTTTTTAGATAATGTTTCACTATTAAACTGGTCTTTTAAAATGCTCTTCTGTTCACAGAGCCATAATATTGCTTTACAAGGATAACTATTACTGAAATTGATAATTATCTCTAATGCTATATGTGATTTACCAGTTCCAGTAGCATGAGCATGTATACCTGATTTATAATCATTATTTTTTGATACAGAAATAGCTCTAATCTGGTTTGAAAATAAGCAAGAAGTCATTTAATATTAAATGATTTCTTTATTATTCATGTCAAATTTATTTTTTCGATAAAACTCGGATGTGCATAGAACAGTATGGTATAGTTTCTCCTGCTTTAAGTATACAATTTTTACCGCATTTATCACCGGCTTGCTTACCATCTTTAGTTTTACGCTGTAATATAAACTCACAACTTTGATATTGTCTGGGACCTGTTTTACCAGCTTCATATTCCCCATTTTCTTTCTTTTGTAAATATCGTTGTCTATCATATTCTTTCTTGTTATTGGGAACTGTTTTATTTAAAACTATTATTTCGTCTTCTTTAATTAATCCCATCTCTAAAGCTTTATGTTGGCAATACTGAGATTGTTGATGTTCTTTTAATGCATTTTTAGATACTTCTGCTCCACAAATACTACATATAACTTTTTCTCTCTTTTTAGCATTTAATTCATCTTTATTTTCTGCTCTATAAGTTTCTTGTTGCTGTTTAACTTTTTCCGGATTATTTTCCTTGTATTTTTTAGCAGCACGTTTTCTAGATTCCTTCGAATCACCTTCTAAGCGTTGATTTAAAACTAATTCTGGACATTCTGATAAAAATTTACGTTGGTAATATCCTTCTCTTGCTTCAAGTTGAGATTTAGAATCACAAGGAAATTTTTCTATTAATTCTATGATCCAGATTTGTCTACCATTTTCATCTTTCCATCCTAATTCTTCTATTTCTCTATAGAGTCCATTTTTTTTACATTTTTCTACATCAGCAGGGTATTTCGACTTTCTCTTACTTAAAGATGTTGTTGTACTTCCTATATAAAATTTATTATTAATTTTATTTGAAAGCTTATAAATTTGTCCGTTTTTGTAATTTACCATTTGTTTCTTTTTATTCCTTTTTATTCTTTAAATATTAATTTATTTAAAGAAATTAATTTTATTTTATTTACATATTTGTAGTATAGCTAACTCTTCTTCTAAACTCAATGATGATTTATCACCCTCCTCATACTTAGGATCTAAACGCTCCTCAATTTCATTATAAGCTTCTTTAATCAACTTTAAGAATAAATTGTAGGCAGGACGCATAAAATCTGCTGTTAAACCGCTATGTATACACTTGCCAGAATGAAACACAAGAAAAGTATTGTATCTATCAGCATCCAATTTGCTAGCAGCATCTTTGGGAGATAATAAATCAAGATATTCTTGGTAGGTGGTCCAATTTTCTTTAAAACCATCTTCTGTAGCTACAATTTTCTTAATTTCCATCTTAGTGATATCTTCTTTTAGGGGAATCTTAATATTTACTCCAGTATATCCAAAAGATGTTTCAAGAAGACAATGGAATTGTTCATGTTTACAAATAAAAGTATTTAATTTCTCTCTATCTACTAAGAAACCTAGGGAAAAATCTATATTTCTCATAGAAGGAATAAAAATTGTTTCAAGTATATTTCCTCTAGTATATTCAAATACTTTATTATTATTTTTCATGTGATTCCATATGTGTTTAACACACAATTCAGCATGCTCTAGATTTTTACATCCAGTCATTTGAAATGTTCCATTTCTACATACCTTAAAATTAATTGGTTTATCTAAGATAATAACTACTGTAATTGAGTTTCTAAACCATTTCTTTTTCTTAGGTTTTGGTTTCTTATTTTTTAACTCAACTCCTCTTATCTGATTTTCAAATTTAACTGTTACTATTGACCCAGGTTCTATGTCTTTATTGTGATTAACTTGCTCCCCCTTTTTCTTTCGCCCTCTTTTCTTTATTGTTACCACATAAGGAGTAATAGGAATGCTTTCAAATAAAAGCTGGATGTTAATATTTAAGTTAGTAGTAGCAGTATAAGTTTTAGTAGATACAGTAATATCATCAAAATTTTTAAATTTAAGTTGTTTTTCTGGATTCATTTTTTTTATATTTAAAGAAACTCCTTCCTTTAAGTTCAAATTTATTTTTAGCTCTTAAATAAATTTGAAAAAACTTATAAACATAAGTCTTAAAATTTAAAATGGATCACTACGCCGAACAAGTATATTTAACCAAGTATGAAAAAACTAGAGTTATAGGTCAACGAGCAACCCAAATATCTAAAGGAGCGCCACCTTTAGTTGACATTACTGATCTAGATGATGCAATATCTATAGCTGAAAAAGAGCTTCTAGAGAAAAAGATGCCTTTAAAAGTTAAACGATATTATCCTAATGGTGAAACAAAAGAATTCAAAGTCTCTGAAATGGAAATTCTAGAATAAAAATTTGAAATTATACATTTTATTTTAAAAAATAAAATAAAATGACAACAGCAATGTGTATTAAACAAAAAAATCTAGAAAAAATGGGTTATAAGGATATTACAGACTGGTGTAATACAGAAAATAACCTCTATGTAGCTAGAGATTGGAGAATAGGTATATTTGAATTAGATAAAACCTTGAATAAAAAAGTAAGAGTAGGTACTAAAGTACTTAAAGCAAGTAAATGGAAAAATCCATTCTCCTTAAATCAATATGATTTAAGAACTTCGTTAATACTTTATGTTTTACATCTATACAAAACAGGGTTAATTTACGAATTAGGTGAACTTAAAGGTAAAAATTTGGGATGTTGGTGTGATCATCAAACTAAAAATGGTGTCCCCCATTGTCACGCCCAAGTTTTAGCTGATTTAATAAATAAATGCTCTCATCTTATTTAATATTGTATATATCTATATTGTTCCATAAGTTCTAGAGCAGACATATTATTTTTTAATTTTACTGATGATATTCTTTTTAAATTCATTTCTCTTGTATAATTTTTATTCATCTCTATTAACCAAAACAACATTAAACAAATTGAATCGGTTACATCATGTTTACGAATTAGTTTAGAGTAAGAATCAATAGCTCTAGGATGCCATTTTACATTTTTTTCTGCGATTAATTGTGTTTTCTTCTTTCTTTCTTCATATGCATCTTCGCCATGAATATTAGCACTACCAATGCCGAACCAACTATGCATTGAGCGAGGATGGACTAAGTGGCATTTATTCCTATATTTAAACATAATTATTTGCTCTACAACTACTAACCCTTGTGGTGGTTGTTTTTCCACTAATATATAATCACTTATTTCAAATAAAGTTTCATATTCAAGAAAAAAATGTTGTAACCAGTCAGCAAAATTTCTAGAGTCATGATTCACACAACAATCTTTTTCATAAAGATCGTAATTATGAGTAAAGTCAGTGATATCAACTATGTTAACCCATTCTATTTGTATAACATGATATGCTTCATCAAGGATAGCTAAGGATAAACCAAGATTAGTGATACCAACATCTATTGATAGAATTGTGTATTTATGAGGTACTTCTTTTAATCCATATTCGTCCCTTTCAATTGATTTATGTAAACTCATTTCCTCTAGTTGCTGGGTTATTGGATGAATATAAATATCATTTGGATCATCAATAAAGTGTAGGTCACACATCTTTTATGTATGAATTTATATTTTTAAATATAAATTCTTTAGAACATTTGAAGACACTTCATTTTAGTAACACAGAGTAAGCATAAATTTCCTAAATACAAATCTTTTATAATCATATTTGGAGATTCGAAAGATTTACAAAATTGACATTGTATTTTTTGATCTTCAGTTGGCATTATATAATTTAGTTATATGTATTTTTAATTAATTTTAACAACATTTACTTTTAATTGGTTTTTCTTTTATATTTATACTATCAAAGACGTGCTCAATATTTTTTGGTTCTAAAATTCTTACAATTTGATTTTCTAACTCTTCTATTCCTAATTTTGTCTTAGAACTTATAGGGTGTGCAATATGAATCTCTCTTTCATAAAGGTCAGCTATTTCGTAATAAAATTGTGGGTATTCTCCTGAATATAAATCAACTTTAGTAGGGACTATAATAAATATACAATTGTCTTCTATAAATTTTGACCATTCATTTATATAATTTACAAGTGCTGTTTTATCATTGATTTTATTAATATCTAAAAACAGTAAAGATAAAACAGCATTTCTAGTAAAATTTTGAGTAAATGTTTTAAAAAGTTCTTGTCCTGCTGTATCCCATATAAGAAGCTTCATTTTACTGAATTTTCCTGGAATGTCATATATTTTCGTAAAAAATTCACAACCTATAGTAGCATTTACTTTTTCTGAATAACTATTATTAACTATTCTTAATGCAAAAGATGTTTTTCCAACATTATGATCTCCAAGTAAAACTATTTTATAATTATTCAAATCATTCATTTATTTATAAACTTATTTTTGTAGTTAGTTATAATAAATGATTATTAATACCGTAAAAATGTTTTGCTTAGTTTTTGGTGCAATAATGGTACTTGTCTTAATTATACTATTATTAACTTCTAGTACAAGTAAAGATAATTTTACCCTTCTATTAGACGAAGAGATTGTGGATATACAAGAAAAATTAAATTGTCACGAAGAAAGCAAACCTATTTTTAAACAAGACGACCTAAGTTGTTTAAATATTAAACAACCTAGTTTTTATGAAATACATAGAACACAATTAGTTGATTATTTAGCTGCAGTCTATCCATTAGCTACAGATAAATTTTCATCAATGGAAACTTCTCAACTTAATGATTTTTATAACTCACGTTGGTTTTATTATAACTGCGACTTTTCGGGAAAAATTGACAATTATTGTTGGTCTAAAATTTGTGACACTAGTCTACCTTATGCACCATCTGGGTTAATTTATAATTTAGATACTTGGTGGTATGACTCAAAACCATTAATAATAAGTACTGAGGAAACTGATGTTACTAAAACTGGTGGTAGTATACCTGGACAAACATTTATTAGATCAAAAATGGGTCCTGCACCGGTTTGGCAATATGCAAGAGCAATATTTAGAAATATTTATACTCCTACAGTGGATAAAGATAATAAGGTACCTACAGTACTTAAGGGATCTATTGAAGAAATCAATCCACCATTCAAATATCCTAATAAATGGTGGTTAGGGGTACCATCACATGGTTACATGGAAATTAATGCAGCTAGTGAACCTGGTTTAGGAATGAGTTGTTGTCCTACTTGGTATGATGGATGGATAGGCTCTGGTATCTTTTTAAACGTTGGTAATACAATAATAGCAAGAAATAAAAGTAATGCTGTCTTTGTATTAGCCCAACAAATGTTGCTTCAAGGATATCAATTTAAATTATTAGAATGGTTTAATGCTGGTAATGCTTTAGAAATTCTAAAAAATATTTATAATTGTAACATAGAATCTCCAAAGTTTGATATAGCTGGTGTAACTAAAGAATTTAATATATGTAAACCAGGAAGAAGTGGTACTAATTCTGCAAGTCTACCAGAACCTGGACAACCGTGGGGAGATTTAGTTAAATCAGATAAAATGGAAAATTGGTGTGATAAAAATTTCGATGAAGAGTGTTTACACGATTTGATGTATGGAGGAACATATAAAGCAGATAGACTTAATACTGATACAATGTGGGATGAACCCATTTTTGCTATGGCTTCGTTCTTAAACTATGATACTGTACAAATGACAATGTCTGCTAATTCTAATGGATTCTGGCAATATGAAATATTAGAACTAAGGTATGTTAAACATATCGAAGGAGTTAGAAATAGAGATTATTCCAAATTTATTAAAGCTGATAATGAAAATGCATCAGCTTTTGATTTATACTTTAAAAGTAAATTTTTAGAGAAATATATGAATTTAATTCCTTCCTTCTTATCATTACGAGATCCATTTGATCTAGATAGATGGAGAATGTGTGATTTTAATCATTGGGATGAAGCATCTAATATTTCTCCTTCGTGGGAAAAAAATAAAACAATAAATACCATTTGTAAAAATAATTTATCAAAGATGTATTCTGATACAGCTCTAACTGACTGTATACCAACTTGCTCTAATGACACTAAATGTTAATAATTTAATACTAGTAATTTTAACATAGATAAAATAAAATTAAAATATAGTAATACTTATATCTAATATATAGAAAATGGAAGCAATTCAAAATCATAATATTACAATTTCTGGATTGATTGGAGCAGGAAAAACTACTCTAGCCCATAATTTATCCGAATTACTATCCTGGACTATAATTGGTGAATCTGTAGAAGATAATCCTTACTTGGATTTATTTTATGAAGATATGGAAAAATATGGATTTGCCATGCAAATATACTTTTTAAACCATCGTTTTGAACAAGAACAAAAAAATATTTGGAATAAAAATAATACTATTCAAGATAGATCAATGTGGGAAGATATTATTTTTGCTAATATGCTTTATAAAGCAGGAAAAATATCAGAAATTGATTATACCACATACAAACAACTATATACTAATATGACTAATTTTATTAAAAAACCTTCTCTTATTGTGTATTTAGATGTCGAACCAGAAATTGCATTGGAAAGAATTAGACTTAGGAATAGACAGTGCGAAAAAAATATAACTTTAGATTATCTTAAAGATCTTAAATATAATTACGAAGAGTGGTTAAATACTATTAGCAAAACTACACGTGTCATAAAAATTGATTGGAATAGATTTATAAATACTGAGAATGTTATTGATATGATTTTTTAATAAATTTAAGAATAGTATTTGTATTCATAAAAATGAATACAAATCAAACAATTAATCTTCATATTCTGATTAAAAATACAGAGTTAGATATAAAAAATATAGTTGAACAGTATTTTTTGAATGATAACTTAACATATTTCTATACTGATAGTAAATATTTTGCTTATTATTTTGAAATACCAAAATATTATTATAATGAGATTGTAGAATTTTTAGATGAGTTAAGACCTCTATTAAGATATAAAACAGAAGAACCAAATGAAGATAATACAATCTACAGAGTATATATTAATAAAAGAAATATAAAAATAATTACTTCTAGAGCTACAAAAAGGATATCTATATCATAGATTTAAATCAATAGGATTATAATAAGGTAAATTATCTAGTTGAAGTTTACTAATAATTTCTTTATAAAAATTTGTATTACATTTTATTTTATAATATTTTGTATTTAGCATGTTAATCTTAAGAATTTGACCTGTAAATTCAATACTGTAGATATGTTCAGTATTAATATAATAATTTTTAGATATATTGATAAACATTTTTTTATTTTATTATATTTTTTTAAGATAAATGAAAATATTATTATTTAGCATGGGAGAACATTGCCCGCATTGTGTAAGAGCGGAAGAGTTATTATCCGAAGAAATATCTAAAAATATAGTTAAAGTGGTTAGTGCATCTGAAGCTCAAGGGAAAGCTCAAGGATTTCCTTATTTCGAATATAATTCCAAGTCCCATACAGGTTGCCCTAAAAGTAAAGAACATTTATTTGAAAAGTTAGGTTATAATTCTGAACTTATTGAATCATTTACAACCTCTGATTCTAAAAATAATTTATGTACTATTTTATGTATTGTAATTTTTATTGGAATTTGTGTTACACTTATGTTTGTTTGCTTTTATATGTTTAGAAAAAAACCAACTAATAATTTAAAAGGTAATTTAAATATAGCAAATAGTTTTATGACAGCATATGGATAAAAAGTGTACTAGATCTAATAGATTACGTAAAATAGAAAACATATACAATAAGTATAAAAATTTATTTGAAGAAAAACCTAAAGAAAAAGATAATCATCAAAATAAAAGTATTAAAACGAAAAAACCAAAACCATTAAATAGTTACCAGAAATTTGTGAAGTCTGAGAGTAAGAAGGAGATGTATAAAAATATGAATGTTGAAGATAGATTCTCCACAATAGGAAAAGTCTGGAATAATAAAAAAAAATAATTTTAAAACATAGTGTTTTAAAATTTAATTTAGTTAATAACTTATCTACCATGATTCAAACCATGACGGTATCTTTCGGCACCACAGTTGTTTTTAATTGGACCTGCACTGCTAGTACCGAATCTAGGAACATTTTGAGTTAGATCTGCAACCATAGCTGACCTACTAAGAGCGTCTTGATGTTGTAGATTATTACCTCCTGTACCTCCTCCCATTCCACCTTGCTGGAGTCCTTGAGAGTTTAATGTAATGTATTCATAGTATTGTGGACGAGAAACATTGTTTTCAACGACAACACGATCTTCTGCACTATTACATCCTGCGCGTTTTGTGTAAAAAGAATCTCTACACACTGTGCGCCCAGTTAGATCAACACCTTGCCACATTGGACAGACCATATTATTTACATTTAAAAACCTATCAGATTCTATTCTGTTAGCTTCTTCTGGGTTAACTTTACAAGTACGGATTGATGATTCTAGGGAAATACTTCCTGCTGACATTTTATATTTATTAATTAACAAGAGGAAAAAATATTTTTTTATATTCTTTTTTAAAAAGTTTATTGAGTTAAAGATTATAATTTATAACTAAAATGGAAAATTGTATAAACGATTATAGTGATCCTCCTAATTTAGAGGAAATCAAAAAGCATTTAAGTGGCCTAGCTACATTAGGAGAAGTCAAAGAATATATCGAAGAAATACTTCCTGGATGGTTGATAGGCTTACTAAAGAATTATTCAGATGATTATTCGCATTTAAATAGTAATTGGCAAAAAGTATGCGAGAAGATAGGTTGTGAAAAAACAGAAATTATTTTAGTTAAAGATCTTTCACATGAACCAAATTATACTCTAATATCTTTATTAGCTGAAATATTTACAAGAGCCGGATTTTCTGTTCGTAGATCACAAGAGTATTTTCCTTGTGCAATTTGCGGTAAAGCTCTACCAAATTTATTTCTCTGGAATACAATGAAAGCAAATAATTTTAATGTACCAGAAGTTTGGTCAGAAAAATGTATGTCTTGTAAATAAATTATTATACTAATCTATTTCTATCTCCTACATAATCTTTCCTAACAGCTAAGACAATAGGGTCAGGGTTAATTGCAGCTGTGTTATCTACCCTAAATCTTCCAGACATACGACTATAAGGATAAGGACCTGTAGAATTAACTGCTTGATTATTCGCTAAATTATTTGCAAAGTATGGTTCATTACAAATAGCATCTTTGTCTGCTTCAGATGCATAATCAAATACACATAATTCAGGATTATTAGGACACTCCGAAAAATGCGTAGGGCATGTTTCGTTTACTACTTCACCTGGATTATTCTGGCATACTACCATAAAGTTATTAACAGTGTCTGTAACATTTTGTAGAACCCTAGTCAATGACTCAATATTTTGACTAATTTGAGATAAAGTTTGATTAATTTGGATCATTTCATTTCTTACTGATTCAGTATTCATTTTTTTATAGATTTGATAATTTTTTTTTATTATCAAATCTTTATAAAATTTACTATTTATACTAATTCTTCAGCTTTACACAAATCAGTTTGCTCTATATCGCGACAATTTATATTAGTATTAGGGAAAGTTCCATCTACATTTTCAGTACAAAAATTACATAATTCTAATACGAATTCTTTTGATAACTGAATTACATTATTCTCATCATTTATTGCTAGTAGCTCTACTAATCTAGCTTTTGTTCTTTTAGTTTTCTCTTTTAATTTTTCGTAATCTTGTTGTAATGATTTAAATCCTGATATAGTTTTATGAGAGAAAACCTCTGTATCTTGTTTAACAGTATCTACCAACCCATCAATCAATTCATCTAATTCCTCCATTAATTCTCCATTAATTTCACTACAGTGAGTTTCTATAAAGTCCTTTAAATCCTGTTTATCTTGTTCTGCCATAATACTAGTATCTATCTTCTTTTGGGCTAAAGCTTCTTTTGTAGGTAAAAAGCTTTTTTTATCCCCTAATCTTTCTGATCTGTCAGAGCTAGTTTCTTTTAGATCTTCAATAAGGTATGATAAACCTAAATAAGGAATATCATTAATTATTGTGAGTTTACTCCTATCAATGTTCCCAGGAAATACATCTATTACCCAGAATAAATCTCTGTAATCCATACCTATTTGTAAACCTTTTTCACTACTAAGTGTAATTATTTGAGTATCAATTTTAACTTTTGAACCTAAAGTTTTTTGAAGTTGCATAATTATATAATCAACACACATTTGAAATTGCTCTGGATCTACTATTATATCCCAATCTGGACTTCCAACTTTTTCAGATAAATATGCATCAACTGCTTTACCTCCTTTTACATAAAATTTAATATTGTATAGCTGTAAGTCTTTAAAAATAGTTGGGACTATATTATTAGTTATTCTAAAAAATAATTCCCATTGATAATCAGTTACCTCAGTTTCTATATCTAGTAATTCATCTATTTCACCCAAATCTAATTCTTGTAGATCTTCCATTTAATTTATAATATAAAATAAAAAAAATTGAGATTAATTATTAATATAATATATTTATATTAAACATGCTTAAAATCTGTAGTTGGAATCTTTTTATGAATGATTATAATTTTAAGTGGAGGATTGAAGAAATATGTAAAAAGATTATTGAAAATAATCCAGATATTATTTGTTTACAAGAAGTAATTCCAGCTTTTTTTGATATAGTTAAAAATAATTTATCTGAATATTCTTCTGCTTTTATTCATCCTTATGAAAATAATACTACTGCTAGACCATATGGCGAAGTAATATTATCTAAATTCCCAATCATTTCCAAAGGTTTTGATATAATGAATTCACAACAAGGAAGAGTTAATTCCTGGATTGAAATTGAGGTTAATAATAGTATTATTAGAATTAATACATCTCATTTAGAAAGTACTGAAAGTCACAAAACGTACTTCTTAAACAAAGCTAAAGATTTAAGACAAAAACAATTATCGCATATCAAATCCATAAATGAAAATAATGAACAATGGCTATGGATAGGTGATACCAATCTTCTTCAAGATGAAAAGCATGAAATGTATAATTCAAATATTAGTACTTATTTTAGTAGCAGATTTAGAGATGGTAATCATACACATTCCTATACACGTGAATATGATAAAGTATGGATTAATAATATTGATATAGTAAGTTTTAATACTATAAGTGCGATTTTAAATGATAGTTTTTTGTCAGATCACGATGGTTTGGTAGTTGAATGCAATGTAAGATAAAAAATTTTTAATATTCAAACATACATGATACATTATCTATTTTTTCTATTTTAAAAGATTTAATTAATTCGTCAAACTTGGTCAATTTATTTTTCTTAGTTAGATTTAGTAAGTATTTAATGTATATTTCAGGTTCTAAACAATAAATACATTGTTTTTCCATTACCATTACAGCATCATAACTAATTAAATAGATAATTCTATATTCCTCGAGAGCTTTTTTATATTTAATATATTGAGTATCATCTAAATCTTTTAAACCAAGCTTACACTCAAATATTATTTTTTCATCAATTACAATCATGTCAAAAATACAATTTTCATACTTAAATTGTGCCCCAAGTCTCTCTCCGTACTTTTCTTTAAGAATAATATCTGACCACCACTCTTCTTGTGCTTCAGATCTAGCTTTTGCTATTTTAAACGATTTGGCTCCCTTGTAATCTATCCCCCCTTGTTTCTTGATATCTTCTATTATATAGGGTATATTGTTTAGTTCATACGCTTGTAAAAAATCCTTAAAGTCTTCTCTAGAAATTTTATAATCTTCTTCAAATTTTTTTAACCAATTTACTGGGGCCTTTATGTCATATGGATTTTCTTCTTCATTTTCCATTCTTATTAGTATACGATTACATATGTCATTTATTATAAATAAATAATATTCGTAACAACATTTATCACAATCAGATAATAATATATTTAGTTCAGACAAAGGAGTTAAATTAAAATATTTATAATTGTCTAAGAAACTATCAGAATCTTTATTTTCAGATGGTAAGAAATAAGTTTGAGGTTTATAATTATTAACACGATTATACAAATATTCATAATTTTCTTTGAACCATTCTTGATTTAGTAACCAATTACAATAAGCTCTATCTCTAAGAACTATTGAAAGATTTTTATTTTTATATTTACCAAAAGTTATAAGTTCATTAGTTAACATTTTAATAAGTTAAAATAATAGCTTTAAAAAACAAATTGATAATTTAATAAACAATTTTTTTTAGTATATTAATAATATGATAAAAATTTACGCTACAGATATTGCTAGTATTCTAGGATTTAATCCTAATGAAACAGCGTGGATGCTATTGGAAAAAAAGATCGAAAATAAATATAAATTTGTAGGAAATAAATATACAGAACACGGTAATAAATACGAAAACTCTGCTTTACTTAGGTTTCAAAAAGAAAATGGAATAACTGTAACTAAAAATAATGAAGTTTTGAAATATCATAAGTATGATTGGCTTACTGGTATAGTAGACGGAATAACAGAAAACGATAATAAAATTATAGAAATTAAGTGCCCTTATAGGAAAAAAAGGGAACTAGTTGATGTATTTTCAATTCCTATGCATTATTGGATTCAATGCCAAGTTTATATGAATTTACTAAATATTAACACTACAGTTTATATAGAATATTATGTTAAACCTGGATCACCCACAAATGGAGAATCTGGTTCTATTAGTACTATAGAAATACAAAGAGATGTAAAATGGTGGAATGAAAATGAACCAAAAATAATAAATTTTTATAATGAGTTAAAAAAATGGTCAAAAATTGGAAGTCTTGAAAATCATCCCATTAGAATGTTAGAAAATGAATGGAGGTTAAATTTCAATAGTAATTGTTAATGATTTTATATCATTAACAATTAATCTAAAAAAATAAATACTTTAAACAAAAATGTGTGGTATATTGGCACTTATTAAAACTTTACAAACGCAAAAATCTACAAATCTAGTGGATGTACTAGAATCTGGTATTCCGCTAGAAAATAGAGGACCCGATAATAGAATAGTAAAAAATGATGAAAATTGTATGTTTGTATTCTATCGACTTAGTATTATGGATACTTCAAATTTAGCTAATCAACCATTCTGTATTAATAATTGTGTTCTGGTTTGTAATGGTGAGATTTATAATTATAAGGAGCTTATTAAAGAATACGACCTGTGTTGTGAATCAACATCCGATTGCGAAGTAATATTAAGACTTTACTTAAAATTAGGTAATTTTCAGAAAACAATTGATAAACTTGATGGCGTATTTGCAATAGTTCTATTTGACCAAATAAAAAATAAACTCTGTATAGCTAGAGATAGAATTGGTGTAAGACCTCTATTTATAGCTAAAAGTAAAAATAATGAATTAATTACTTCTTCCTTGGTTAAAAGCTTACTACCTCTATCTGATCCTAAAACGATTCAATATATTCAACCTAACACTACTTACATATATGATCTTGATCATTCTGTACCTAATTTAGAAATCAGTAGTATTGCAATTCCTATCTTAGATTCATCAATGAAAAACTGTAATACTGAATTAGCTATCACTAAAGTCAAGGATATTTTATTCAATGCTGTTAAGAAAAGAGTCGTCTGTGACCGTCCTATAGCTTGTTTATTATCGGGAGGTTTAGATAGTAGTTTGATAGCTGCATTACTTTGTAAGATATTAGGACCTGAGAATGTTAGAACTTATTCAGTTGGTATGGAAGGAAGTACAGACTTATTTTATGCTCAAAAAGTAGCTGATTTTCTACAAACAAATCATACTGTAGTTAATTTTACTGAAAAAGAAGGTTTAGATATAATACCTAATATTATTAAAACTATTGAAAGTTATGATATAACTACGATTAGGGCTAGTGTTCCCATGTGGTTAGTTAGTAAATACATATCTACTAATTCAGATGATAAAGTAGTATTTTCAGGAGAAGGAGCGGATGAATTATTTTGTGGATATTTATATTTCCATAATGCACCTACTAATATTACTCTAGAGAACGAAAGTAAAAGATTGATTAAAGAACTTCACAAGTATGATGTTTTAAGGTCAGACCGTACTGTTTCTGATTGTGGATTAGAATTCAGGGAACCATTCTTAGATAATGTATTAACAGAATTTGCATTAAATTTACCTGGTGAAGTCAAAAAACCTCAATATGGTTATGAAAAATATATTTTAAGAAAAGCATTTGAAGATATATTACCCCAGGAAGTTGTTTGGAGAAGGAAGGAAGGTTTTAGTGATGGAAACTCTAGTCTAAATAGAGCATGGAAAGATGTAATAGCTGAATATGTAGAACCAATTATAGATACTTATGATGAAGAAAAATTTATGAGTAAGGAACAAGCCTATTATAAAAAGATTTTTGATAGTGAATTTCCTGATTACGATTTAGAATTACCAACTTGGATGCCCAAATGGAGTGGGGACTTAACTGATCCATCTGGTAGGTTAATAGATGCGTTTGATGAAATTTTGTAATTTTAAAATAAAATTGATTAGTTAATAAATATATTTTAAAATTAATTAAAATGTCTTTTGGAAAAACCGTAAAGCCAAATTCATTATTTGGTCAATCAAATCTAGGGGGTAATCAACAACAAAATTCATCATTATTAGGAGGTCAAACAATACCTCAATCTACCAATTCATTATTTGGAGGTCAAACTACTAATTCAGCATTCGGAGATCTAACTAAATCTACTAATTCAGTATTTGGAAGTCAAACTACTAATTCAGTATTCGGAGATCCAACCAAATCTACTAATCCAGTATTTGGAGGTCAAACAACACAACCTACTAATTCATTATTCGGATATCAAACAACACAACCTACTAATTCATTATTTGGAGGTCAAACAACACAACCTACTAATTCAGTAGTTGGTCAAGCAACACAACCTACTAATTCATTATTTGGAGGTCAAACAGCACAACCTACTAATTCAGTAGTTAGTCAAGCAACACAACCTACTAATTCATTATTTGGAGGTCAAGCAACACAACCTACTAATTCAGTAGTTAGTCAAGCAAGACAACCTACTAATTCATTATTTGGAGGTCAAACAACACAACCTACTAATTCATTATTCGGAGTCCAACAACCATCTAATAATTCAATAGTTGGCGGTCAAACAAACCCTCAATCTACTTTATTAAATGAACAAGTAACACAAAATTTAGTTATACAAACTATTTTAGAGTTATCAAGGAAAGTAGAAGCTTTGTCTGAGCAAGTTAAAAACTTATCTCTTCCTCCATCAACTTCTAATAATGAAAAAAAAATATTAGTTGCTTGTAATCATCATGAACACATATTATATGAAACTACTCCAGAAAAAATAACTGGATTACTAAATTCTCACCCTTCAACAATTTTAGAGAAGAATAGTTACATAAATGGTTTTAAATGTGATGTTTGTGGTGTAGATTATAAACCACAAACTCATATGTATCATTGTGAAATGTGCGAACAAACTAATAAACTATATGATATTTGTGAAAATTGTATTAGGAAATCGTTAAAATTAGTATAGCTGTTTCATTTTAAATGTAATTAAACTGTTGCGTTATTTAATTCTATACTTATCTCATTTTGATTACTTCTATTACTACAACAACAGTAAAAACAACAACAAAAGTAATTAATTCCAGATGCTAGTAAATCACAACCTTTATATACAGTTGCTATAAACCCATATACAATACCAGTAAAAGGTACTACTAAATGTATTGTCTCTGATTTTAAACATTCAAATCTACTGTCTTTACATTGACTTATATTATCTTTACCCTTATTATAGTATTTTACAGAAAACCAAGTAATTAAATAAATTGTTGTAACTATAAAAACATACGTTAAAGACACATCTGACTTTGATAATAAACTTCTATCTCTATTAAAGAGATTAATTTTTCTCGCTAAAGTTATAAACATATTTAAAAATAATTTATTATAATAAATTATTTAAAAATAATTTCTCAATCTAAAATAATACTTTATCTTCTTAATATGGATAAATCTGTAACTTATGATTCAAGTGAAAAAACTTATATATTTAATTGCCCACATTGTAACGCTTTAATAGAAGTATGTCAAAATCAAACTAATTGTTTAATATTTAGACATGGTTTACTTAAGGAAAATAATACACAAATTAATCCACACTTAGGTAAAGAAGAATGTGACAGACTTTTTAATGAAAATCTAATATATGGTTGTGGTAAACCATTTAAATTAGTAAGAAATAGTGCTAATGAAATAGATAAGGTGGAAGTATGTGATTATATTTAATTATTCTACACTGTTTTCTATTCTTTCTATTTCTTTATTAAGTTCTTCAAGCTTATAATCAATTAAAGTTGTATCAGCTCTCTTCTTAGCTAATTTTCTTCGCTCCTTACTCCAATTATCAAAAGTTTCATAAACATTATCAAGCTTTCTTCTTGAAAGTTGTTGTATAAATAATTTAACTCTAAGTTTTGTTTTAGTATCTAAATCCATTTAATATTTAAATATAATTATATTTAAATATTAAAATTAAATTTGAAAACTTTATTTATCTTGTTCATTTTTTTTAAAATGTCCACCAAATATTTTACCATTGAAGAGCTGCGTGAAGAAGCTTCTAAAAGACCAATTACAGTATGGACTGGGAATACCGAAGGAGGATTTGATAATTTTCCACGAGTTTGTATAGAGGCTAGACTAAAAGTTAATCAGTTAAATAAAATTTACGGGGTCCACAATTGGACAGCTGTGTTTGGAGGTGACCCAGCAACTGAAAAAGATGATATAGGAAAATTAATGAAATATGTCCAGGATGAACTAGATGTTATAGTAATAGCTGTCCAAGCCAAAAAAATATTAGATTGGGGTGGATTTGTAGATCAAGGATGGGAAAATTTAAAATTCGCTCACTTATATGATACAGATTATCATCAGGATAATAATAAAGTTTGTTGGTCAGGGAGGATTAGATGTCCTGACGGTAAGACTACTGACAAAATAGGTGGACAAGCTAGAATTCTATTTTCGCCTTTAATCTTTAATAATATTGTGGCATGGTTTTGTTTTGGAGGAGGAGCAATAGCAGCTAGTGATGCAGAAGATGCTTATAATTTGGGATTAGAAGTTTATTATATACCTTGTAAAAAATCTTGTAATTTGCTAGAAGGTGGAGAATTTGGATATGTACATGCCCTTAATGAAAAACTTAAATTCAAGTATAATATATTAGATTCTAGTAATGCTTCATGGAAAAAATATTCATTAGTAGCTTTAGGTTTTGGAATAACATTATATGGTTTGAAAAAACTATCTAAGTAATATTAGACTTCTTTTATTAAATAATAAAAGAATTCAAATCTTGTGAGCTTCATAAATAATAAAATTTATCAACAGTTACCCTGCTCCCATGCAGGTCTAATATAGGTTACCCCACCATCAATACCCATTTCACACTGTAAAGCTGGGGAATATGTATCAATCATTTTTTTAAAAGCTTCATCATCTTTTTTAGGTCCATTCTCGTATTGGCAATTGTACGGATTACAGTCAGTTGAGGGTTTTAAATTCCACTGTAATTTATCACCCACTTTTTTGGGACACCCAAATATATCACTACATATAGCTTGTGGTTTAGAAAAATCATTTTTATATAAGTCTTTTATATCAAAATCTGGTTTAAACTGACAAAATTTTTTACCAGGTTTGTTTACTTTTAATGGGTTTCTAGCATCAATATAATGCGGTATTTTATCTTGACATACAAATTTCCCAGTTCCAGATTTAGTTTTAAAATCGTTTGACCCAAATAAAACTTTACAATCATCATCATTCTTACATGGTATTGCACATCCTTGTCTAGTACAATATAAAGTTTTCTCATCATTACATGGCTTTTTACCCCAATCCATCGCATCCGAACTATTGAAATTACAAGCTTGATATGGTTTAACTATATTTGGATTTTTGGCTTTTACGTACGTCTCATAAAATACCTGTGGTTTAGGATTACTCATTAAAAAATCATCAAATGAATCAAAATAAGTTTTAGATGGACAATCTTCTTTACATTTAATTTGCTCACATCCTTGTTCATCTTTTGTTGTTACAGTGCCACAAGAACAAGAATCTGGATTGATCTTATTTTTTGGACACTTGGGTGGACAATCTTCTTTACATTTAATTTGCTTACATCCTTTTCTATCTTTAGTAGTAACTGTACCACAAGAACATGATTCGGGATTAATCATATTTGGAGGACACTTGGATGTTGATATTTGTGTATATAAGAAGTGATATGTAATTATACTACCAATATATACTGCTAATATTAAGAATAGTACAATAAAAAAACTTTTGGTGTTAAATTGATTATTTGCCATTTATTTTAAAATAAGTTTTTAAAAAATTTCTAACTTTAATAATAACTTAATGTTTGACCTTGATGATTTTCATCTTTATTTAACCAGAATTTGAATTCTTTTATTAACTAATAAAAGAATTCAAAGATAGTCTATTTATTAATTTATATAGATTTCTATTTATAATAAATGGGAGACTTTCAAGATTATACATTTATCAATGATTTTAATACAGATATATCTGTTGAAGAAGAAATTTATTATCTAGTTTCAAAGATTCTAATTATAGAGAAAAAATGTAAAATTAATAAGAATATCATTCTTAATTTACTTAATGAATCAAAGCGTGAACAATCTGAACAACAAACTCCTACCACTGAACATAAGATAGTCTTATACAATAGTACATTATCTGACAGTATACAATCAAATTATATAGATACCTACCAGATTAATAATGATATAGATGATAAAAACGATAATGATACTGAAAATTCTGATAGAAATTTATTTTTATATAAAATATATAAAAACTTAGCTAGATATTTACATCCTGATAAACAAGTTAACCAAAATAATCATTTTCTAGATGTAAAAAGGGCATATGAGCAAGAAAATATATCAAAACTGATTTATATTTCTGTTATAAACAAAATTAATTTAAATTTATCTAACAGCGAATATGATATATTAAAATCAGAAATAAATGGTTTAGATAACTATATTTTAAAACTTAGAAATAGTGTTTTTCATAATTGGGATACAATGTCCAAAAAACAAAAAGAAGAAATAATTAATAAATACAAAGACATTAATAATATTATGTAAATAATTTTATTTATATTTAAAAATTAAAGTTAAGATAAGCAAATATGCCTTATCGTACTATATTACGTTTATTTAACGATTCTGATGAACTTCCTTTTCAAATCGACAATGGTGTAAATCCTACTAACACTGATCTTAGCACTGCAAAAACATACTTTAATTTCAACAAATATTTATTATCTCCTGATTTTCATAACTCAGCAGGTACCCAGCTATCTTTTCTTGATGGTTTTAATGTCTCTAATAATGATGTAAAGCTATACATTGATTCTTTAAAATTATCGGGTGATTCACTATTAGTTGTTAATCCAAACCTTAGTGCTTCCCAAGAAGCACTATTTAACAAATATTTCACCAGTATCTCTTCTGCTTTAACATACGTTTCTGATAATTCATTAACAGATGTATCAATTCTTTTGTTCCCAGGAACATATAACGAATCAATATCAATCGGTGATTCCACAGTCTGTATATTTGGTATGGGCAATAAAGACGATATTATTATATCCAATACACTAAGTTCTGATATTATAACTACTAATTATACTAATTCTAATACTTATAACTTAAATATTACAGGTGTTACTTTCCAAACATGTAAATATGCTATTACTTCCACAAATATAAAGAATATTAATATTGATAATTGTGTCTTTAAAAATTGTGGTTGGAACTCAACTGAACCTACAAATGAGAATCAAACTGGATATGAAAACTTACAATTATCAACCCACACTTCCGCAGGAGGATGTGTGAGTATTACTAATGCTACTGAAATAATCATCAAAAATTGTGAATTTTCAACTAGTAATAAGGGAATACATTTAATTGATGTATTATCTGGATTTATTTCCAATTCATTATTTGAACACAATCTTGATTTGTCTCTTCACTTAAATTCATCAACCGGCGATGGCTCAACTGGGTGTGAAAATATCGTTGTATCTGGGTGTAAATTTGACCAAAATAGATCTGGCTCAGTAAAAATCACAGGAGGTATTGGAAATAATATTGTTGAATGTTCAATAAATAAATCATACGGACCTGCTGTTTTTATTGAGCATACCGGTGATATTAATGTTTCGGGATGTACATTCTACAAAAATAACTTAAAATCATATATAGGTACAGGAGCTGCTAGTAATTTAGGCACTTTTATGATTAAAGGAAGTACAAATATTAACTCTGATTCAAGCTATTTTTTAAATGCTTCTGGAAATTCATTTTCTTGCGGAGGACAAGGAACAGAAGCAACTGCATATGCTATTTATGCGGCCGACACAGGTGGGAGAGAGGTAAATGTATCAGGATCAGGGTTTGTTTGCTTTCCTAGAACAACCGGTAGGGTAAATGATAATTCTCTGGTAACTGACGAAGCACTTAATTATCTAAGTTCCCTTTTACACAACTCCTAAAATTCCCATTTTAAATATCATTATTTTAATAAATGATATTTTTATCTATTTTAACAATTTTACTATGAATATTTGTTGAGCCTGTTCTAAACTTATATCTTCATAACTATGAGTGTGCCATTGAAATAATTCATACTTATTTACTGAATAATGACTATACTTAATATACAATCCTTTAGTTTTAAGATAATCATTAATTTTATCAATTCTATTTTCAGCTAATATTAAATCTTCTTTATCAAATAAACTATATTCTCTGTTTTTATAATTTAATTTCAAATGAAAATCATTTAATCTTAGATTTAGTTCTTCTAAACTATTTGTAGCTAACATTAGTTCATTAATATATAAATTATATAATCCATTTGTATTATGTTCTAGTAAAAATGATTCGTGATTTAAACCATTAAATATATCGGAAGAATTATAACCAGTAATATTTGCTAATTCATTTATACAATACAAGAATTTGGTTGGATCGAAGTTTAATATTAAAGCTAGATTTATTAATATTTTTAAATCTTCCCCTTGTAGAAAGAAAAACGGGCATTTAATACCATTAGAAATTCTTTCAATAATTCTAGACTTGCTTATTTGTAAACTAGCTTCCTCACCTCTCAATAAATAGTAATAAAACTCTTCTTTTCTATTAACTATTTGATTTTCATAAAATTTAAATAATTCTTCTCTTATTTTTCCTATTATTTCTTGTACATTTTTATCCATTTGTTTAATAGTTTGCTCTCTGAAATCAGGATTATATTTTGCATATCCATGTTTTTCTGCATAATCATCAAGATTTTTTCTTAAGTTTTTAAATTCCTTATAGGACATTATTTTTTCATCAAAATTATATCTTTCTATCTTATCTAACAGATCTAGACGTGTACCAACAGTAGTTAGATATCCAGCTTTATTTCCAAAAGAATCTCTGTATACATCTACTAACTCTGGTGGTAAATACCTTTTTAAACTTTTAAATTTATAAGATATGTTATTTAAATAATAATAGGTTAGAGAAATTAAATCACCGTGTGTTTGATTAAGAGATAGATCAACTAACATGTAATCTTTTCTAAGATTTAACTGGTCAAAACCCGACTCATTATTATATTCATATATAAACTTTACTACTATTTTTGATTTAGTGGTAGTTAATAAATTTTCTAAATCATATCTTTCTCCATGCAAATCTTTATAACCATTCTGGACATCCTCATTTAACCAAGTTATAGAAGTATATTTACGCATAGTATCGTCAATTTCAACTAAATCTTTCAACGACAAACTCTCTTTATTTAATTTTAAATTAATCTCACGATGTACTTCTTGTGGAACTATTTCTTGAATTTTAGCTAACCATTCATCTACTCCATCAATATCAAACTCGCAATTTCCTAATTCGTTAATCATCCAAGGTGGTTCATAGCCAGAAATAGTTCCTAAATAAAATCTAATAAAAGAAAATGGCATCCTTGGATCTTTGAGAGATGGGTCGGTTTTTTTAATAATTTCTTTAAGACGAATAATAATACCAGGACTTCTAAAATTAGGAGTTTGATTTACATCAATATCTGACATAATCTTACCAAAAGATTTCGTTGCAAAACTACCGACAAAATTGAATAAAGGTGGAATCTTTTTGGTTCCTTTATAACCAGGGTCCATAAAATTAGCGCGATTTTCTAACTGTTTATTCATTACACTTTCTATACTTTGTTCTGTTTGATAACTTATTCTTTTTACATTATCGAAAAATTTATTTTTTATTTGTTGGTAATTTTTAGCATAAAATACTATTTGATAAAAATCATTAAAAAATTTTTCTACAAATTCTGTGGTTTTAATAATCATTTTATTACTGTTAGAAAACTATTATTTTAAAATCATTTATAATTAAAATTATTTCACAATAAATGATATCCAAATTGTCTAGTAAAGGTGTTATTAAAAAAAATGATAAAATTAGTCTTCGAACACCTATACTTTGTATATATAATAAAAAAATTAATGGGTTCATACATAATTACATAGAGGAACCTTGTTATTGTTTTTCAAGACAAAAACAAATAGTAATAAAAAACGGATTAAGAAAATTGTTGTTTATTAATATTCAAGGAAGAACTGATTTAGAAGAAAAAGTAATGATGAAAAGAAGAAAAATTTTCCTCTAAATATTATATAAATGTCATTGCTAAAAATTCTTGATTTGGATGTTGCAAATAATATTTATTTGCAATGCTCATATATAGCTATCTATAATTTGAGATTAGTTAGTAAATTTTACTATATGTCAGTGAAAAATAATAAACCATTTCAATATAAAATTAAACAATGTAAAAACTATTTTAATTATACCAAGAAAATACATTTTGAAATTATCAGCTATTTAGAAAGCTTATTTAAGTTTAAAAACCAAGTGGTAGATTTACCAATATTTAGTTTATATTATAATAAAGACAAATCCTACTTATCTTCATCTATCAACTATTTTTTATATATTTATTACAGAGAATTTAACAGTAATATTTTAAATAAAGCTTTCTTATGCTCTAAATGTAAGAAATTTAACTTCTTAGAAAATATTGATGATATATTTTGTTGCAAGGTTTGTGACTGTAAAGAAGAATATAACGAAGAAAGTTTAAAAGAACAACCTATTTTATCAAACTTTCAACAAAAACTTTTTATAGAATATAATGTAGTTAATAATTTAAATATATTTTATAGTTAATTATCTAATATTTGACATTTTTTTCTTAAACAATCTAATGCTGATTTATATTTTGGATTATCTCTAAAATCTTTATATGCATTAATATTAGTAGCATCACAGTTTACTTTTAGATTATCACAACCAATTTTATCTACAGCACTGCTAAAAGCCCATTGACAAACACACCAATCCTTTTTATCACACATTTTCTCACTATCGTGGCATTGAGACTTCTGTGAACACCAATTATCTTGACCTGTACTAGTACAAAAATTGGGGTTCGTGTTTATATCTAAACAAACATGGTGAGAACCGATATCATTCTCTAATTTTTCACATTTTCCATTTCTAGTATACCCAGTTAAGGCAGTATTACTGGAGCTACAACTTTGTAGTCGTTGGTTATACACATTCATTTTATTATTTCTAATAAATAATAAAATTTTATCGGTAGTTTTATATTAGACACAACATGGTTTACCTACATTTTCTCCTCCTTTACACGTTTTACTACTTGTAGATTGACAGTAAGTATTCTTCGTTTCACTGCTTGAACCCTTACACCACGCTGTACTTTTAAGTTGTAAGTCTTTGCTATTATCAATATCTGTACATTTATTATTTGCTGGTACCCAACTTTCTGTTGTAGGTGGCTTTGGTTTGGATGGTGGATTATTATCTTTAGGATCTGGTGTATCACCTCCAGATCCTGATTTGCCTCCAGAGTCTGTTTGGCCTCCAGATGATGGTTGGTCTCCAGCTCCTGCTGGTTTATCAATAACATAAGAAGCTATAAGCTTATCCAAATCCTCAGAAAGAGCTGCTATTGTTTTATTATAAGAAGATACATCTGCGTCACATTCATTTTTATCAGGGTCATAGGTTGCACCACCGGTACAATAATCACTACATGGTCTTAATTTATGAAGCAGTGCTGATTTATCTTGTAGAGCTTTAACTGATTTTGTTAAATTAGTCATGTCGCTTTCTGAAAGTGTAGCATGTTTAATACTATTAGCTATTTTAGTAATAGAGGTATTTATTGAATCTAAAGTTTTTTGATTTGTAGCTGAAGAAGCTGTTTTCAAACAAGATTTTGATGTTGATATATTGCTTGTATCTGTAATACTTGCAATTGAAGCTTGTACAGTTGCTATATCATGCTGAATAGATTCTTTAGTTGGTTTTTTATTACCAGCAGAAGAAGACCCATGATGAGGTAAAAATATTATAAGTAATACTACTACTACTATTACAACGATTACTCCAACAGCGATTCCTCCTGTTTGCATAGGGGTTAAGTTAAACATTTATTATTCAATAAGAAATAAATTTGAAATATAAAAATTATATTATTATTAAAAAATAATGTCAAAAAAATTACTCAAAACTGAAATCACTAGATTTGATATAGATAATCCATTTAATGATAGGAAAACAAAAGTTACCGTTTCAGTTAGAGAATTTATGTATGAAGATGGAAAAAATTATTACTATATAGATTATAGTTATAATCCTAAAGAACAAAATATTCTCGATAAAGATTCTGAAGATGGGGTAATACTTTTCAAAAATACGATGGTAACAAATATGATTGATTACTTGCTAATGGAGGATAGTGAACTAACCAAGCACACAGGATTAACTACAGTTAGTGATTATAGAAAATTAATAATGCAATCATTATCATTATTCTGGGATTAATAAATTCTTTATTGATTAATTTATAAATGAATTAATCAATTAAATTAATAAATAAAATGCGTATATTATGGCATAATACATACTGTCTTCCATACATAACTTCTGAAGATCATATAGTTAAAATTGTAACTTATTTATATTCTAAAATTATTGATACAAATCCAGATATAATTTGTTTATGTGAAGTATTTACACAAGATACTAAAGATAAATTATTAAAATACTTATTACAATATACAGATACTTATATTAATCTTAAATTCTATGAGAAAGATAATTGGATAATAACTTCAAGTGGTTTAATGTTATTGTGTAAATCTAATATAAAATTAACCCAATTGAAGTTCCTTCCATTTGAAACTTGTAGGATGAGTGATTGTTTATCGTCAAAAGGTTACTTGATATTAACTTTTGACCAACTTCAAATTATATTTACTCATATGCAAAATTTTGATGAAGGATTTTTTGTTAAATCTTTTGATATTTGCTATACACAACTTAAAAGTATATTAAAATCTACTAATGAAACATCATTAATAATAGGTGATTTTAATCTAGAAATAGATATCATGAAAAAAATAATAAGTAAAAATAAATTTACCATTAAAGCTCCTGATATACCAACTTGTACTGATAATAAAATTTTAGATTATGTACTTTGTACTAATAATATTTCACAGAATATTAGTACAAAAATCTTAGATAACTATAATAACCCCTCTGATCACAGAATGATACTAATAACTACTACTAAAAATGATATTAATTTTATACCCAAAGAAAATTTTACTTACGTTAAACCAAAAATAAATATTTCCCTGTGGCAAAATTATAAATTTTTATTTATTACTATTTTTATTCTGCTATTAATTATTTATAAATTATTTAGTTAAGTATAAATATGTTACAATTAAAAAAAGAATTATGGGATACAGACAAAATTCTTAAAATTAAAGCGCATGGAGATTGGAAGAGTCCAGATGCACAACAACTTACTTATAACACATTAGATGAAATTGAATCATTGTTAGATGAGTGTATTGAGCAAGAATTAAAGTGTTTATGGATAATAGATTGTGTTAAAGGCGATGTACCTCCATTTTACTATCTAGGAATAATGGCATTACGCCTCGTTAGTTTGAAAGAAAAATTAACTAAAAGTTTACACTTTACGCTTCTTTATTCTACTGATGATAGTCATAAAACTATACTTGATACGGTATTAGCTATTTATACTCCTGCTCGACCTATTCATATTGTAAAATCCAAAGAAGAAATTAAAAAATATGTAGAAACAGTTTCCAAGAGTAACTAACAGTAATTTAAATAAGATATAAATAAATTACAAAATTTAATTTATATCTATTTAAGAGTTATTTTTCTAAACAAAAAAATGTCAAAAACTACAAATTCTATAAATATTAATGATATTGTTTTTATGCAAGAAATAATACGCACATGCTCTATGAGAGGAAGCTTTAAACCAGAGGAATTTACTGATATTGGTGCCCTAAACAACAAGTTAACCGAATTGATAAAATTAGCCCAATCTGAAGAATCAAATGATGATAAAGCTAAGAAAGAATCAGTAGAATCAGATGACAAAACTCCTATTACCGAAGATATATCACCTAAGTAATTGGTATCCTATACATATTTTTCTTTTTATGTAAAAGTTTTAGATCATTTCTTATTTTTGATATAAGAAATTTATCTTTGCTTATATTGTATCTCAGTCTAAACCAAGGATCATTTAACACTAAAACCATAAGTTCTATATAAGATTTTTTAATGCATTTCTTGTCATCATACATATTTTTTAGTTTAAATATATATGATTAATATTTTCAATTTAGTTTTTCGAGATTGAAACTGCTCTTTTATAGGATTTCTTTATCCCCTCCTGGATATGAAACCCAAGATTTTGTGCATCAAAATAGTTTATGGCTTCTTCAGTTGTTCCACCAGGTGACATAACATCACGCCGAAGTGTTTCAGCAGGTAAAGACGCGTCATCCCATAATAATACAGAACCATTAAGCGTATGTTTAACTATACACCGAGCCTGATCCTCTTCAAAACCCAAATCTATTGCTGCCTTACACATGTGCTCTGCCATGTAATAAATATATGCAGGTCCTCCTCCGGAAATCGCTGTTGAAATATCAATACTTTTTTCATCATATACTTCTGCATATGGACCACATGCTCCCAGTACTCGTCTTGTATCCTGACAGTCAACACTAGATATATTCGTTGATGGGTAGTATACACTTATACTTTCACCAATTTGTGCAGTAATATTTGGCATTGCCCGTACTATTTTTCGATGACCAAGCATTTTACTTAAACTATCTATATTAATACCTGCCATTATAGATACGATTATATGTTCGGGTCTTATTAATGGTTTGATTTGTGTTACAACTTCTTTAATAAACTGCGGTTTTGTAGCTAAAAAAATAGTTGTAGCTTCGTACATAGCAGCTGATGAATCTAAAGATGGAAGAATATTGGGAATTCCATTAAATTTGTCTAAACACACTGGATCTGTATCTACAACGTGGATTAAATCATTAGGATAATGCTTTACATAAGATTTAATCATTGATCCTCCCATTTTTCCTCCCCCAATAAAAGCAATAGTAGGACAGGTATAATTTTCCGAAAATAAGTTCCTGTATTTATTAAATTCCTCAATATTCTTTTTATTATAACAATTATTAGAGTGTATTGCTCTAACTATCATTTTAGGAGTACGACTTAAAATATTAAACGATTTCATAATATTTTTCTTTATCCTAAAGAATATTTATTTAAACTGTATATCTAATTTTATTGAAAAAAATCTTATTTTTTATAGTG